TGATACCTATAACTTATTTAAACAATATGCTATAGCATCAAAATCTTTTGTGTTATTTAGAAAACTCGATAATTATACCGAGTATCTATTTAACGCACTTACAAAAGGGGCCCGTATTCCAGTAAAAGGGAATATGGCATTTTGCGCAGAAGAAAATGGAGCACAAGTTCGAAGAACTTACCTACCTGATAAAAGAACGTGGACATTTGCAAGCCCTCAAGATGTAAATCTGAAAGGCGGTCAACTTTCTCTGAAAGAGGAAGCTGCCGGAAAACTTCGTGTTTTCGCTATTGTCGATGTTTGGACACAGTCATTCTTAAAACCTCTACATTCGTATTTATTTCGAATATTAGGGGCTCTACCTAACGATGGAACCTTGGATCAAGATGCTTCGGCAACGCGATCTATGGAGAAAGCGTTGCGTCGGGGACACGCATGGTCAGTTGACCTTAGCAGTGCGACCGATCGTTTACCTATTGTTTTACAACAAAGTGTATTAACGACGTTGTTTTCTAAAGCATTAAGTGATGCTTGGCGAGATCTATTGGTAGAGAGAGATTATGTGTTAAACAGTTCTAAAATCACGGATCTATACCCGTCTTTAGTTCCTGGTACCTACAAATACTCCGTTGGGCAACCAATGGGGGCCTTAAGTTCCTGGGCTATGTTGGCTTTAACACATCATATGATTCTGCAGTTTGCAGTTCATAGATGTCAAGGAAAACAGGAGCTATGGTATGTATTATATGAGATCCTTGGAGATGACATCGTTATCTTTGATAAAGATGTATATCTTGAGTATTGTAAAATACTCGATCTCTTAGGCGTGGGTGCAAACCCAGCCAAATCCATACCTGCCCCGACTATTCCTGCTTTTGAGTTTGCTAAGCGAACTTCATTAAGCGGTGAAGATGTCTCAGGGTTATCATGGAATGAGTTCCTTAAAGGAGACTCATTACCCGGAAAAGTTGGACTAATCTTGCGATTAGCTCTTAGACGAATCCAGCTATCACGGACTGCAATTGCAGCCGTGTTAGCCCGTGGAAGTCATGATATGACCAAACCTCTTAAGGCTGGCGCACATCATGCGCTTTTAGCTATTTTAGGATCATTAACCAAATCGGATAATAAATCGCTAGAATATGCAATTAGTGTACTGATAGATCCTCATAATGAGGAGGATGTTATAGAGCCTAAGAAGGCTTCTATACCACTGCATCAGACTATGCAAAGCGTGGTCGAAATGCTGAAAGGTGAATCTTACGAGATTCTAGAAACTACGTTATCAGATTTTGATACGAGACTAGAACTCGCTCGAGACGAGCTGATTCCTTATATGAGTGAAACTGCCTATTTAAAGGCTTTAGCTATCACTAAACAAGTGGTATCAACTTATGATGCAAAGATAGACGAATTTGCGTTCACTATTTTGGATCTCTCTCCTTTAGGGAAAGATAACCCAGTAATAATGGCACAAAGACGTAGTATAGCCGAAGATATCTTGTTAAGAGATACCGACCCACAAGATCGTTTAGATGATCTTGAAGATCGACTATACAAAGCAGCCAAATATGGTATGCCTATCTTAGAAGCCGTTAAAATATATAAAGACTCTACTGCTTATGCAATGAGTTTTAAATTTAACGAGGTTCCTAGACGTACTATACCAACAGAAAATTGGTTAGTGCTTCTTGCGGCTAAAGCCGGGATGCCGGGAGTTCGTTGGTGGGACGCTACTACTGCTTTTGCAGGTTATGCGAATTACCTCTAAACTACACGAGAGTCACAGCTTGACTAGACTTATAGTCCAGACTCTTCTTTTCATATTTAGGC